TTATCCTAAAAATTGATTCACTTTTTCGATAGATTTTGCATTATCTTGTGAATCTAAGTGCGTATATATATTCAATAAAACTTTAATGTCTTTATGTCCCATCCAAATTTGAGCTTGTTTAATATCTATGCCTGCTTTATGTAATATACATGCATAAGTATGTCGTAATTGATGTAATGTGAATTTTATATCTTCATATTCACAATTTGCTTTTTCGTTTTCTGACACATCTTTTTGTGTGTCAGATTTTAATTTCAAGTTGATATCTTTTAGTACATACGATAATTTTCTTTTTAAGCACGTTTCTGACATCATTTTATTTAAAGTATTAGGAAAAATATATTCGTTTGATCTATGATTAGATTTCAATATTTTTAAATCATTATATAATATATCAAAAATAGGTACTTTTCTAACTTCTTCATTTTTCGTTTTTTTAATTGCAGGCTGGTTTTTCTGAAATGTTACTGCTTTGTTGATTAAAATGTATTTTTCGTCTAAATTTACATCCTTATATTGTAGAGGGACTAATTCTTCTCTTCGTAGTCCGAGTGTATAAAAGAAATAGTATCATAAACGCATCAGAATCGCTTTTGGCGAGTTTTTTTATTTCAGTAATAACTTTATCGTTTAAAGGTTCTTTTTCAGCTGATTTATGCTTTTTTATGCTAATTCCAATTGCTACATTTTTATAAATATAATCATTTTCTACTGCTTTATTTAAAATTTGTTTTATAGTTAATAGTGCAACATCTTTTTTCCTTGTTATTCCTTTTTTATCTAATTGATTTAACATATTAGCTACATCTGATTGTTTGAGATATTTTAGAGGAATATTCCCTATATATGGATTTATATGTAGTCTAATTGAATCAGCATACATTTTCTTGGTTGCATATTCTTTATCTGATTTATAAGTGTCTAACCATTTATCAGCCCAAACAGAAACAGTCATGCCTTCATCGTTTATAAAAATGCCTTTATGGTCCTGACTTTTCTTTTCTATGTATTGCTTTTCTAAATCTTTTGGATTGGTTGAATATAAAGTAATCAATCTTCCATTAACAGAAACTCTTTTCATTAGTCTTCCATCTTTTCTAGTTGTATATGTAAACGCCATAAATCCTCCTTATAATTATTTTCAGTATTTTTATAAAATAAACTGCCTTTTAATAGCAGTTAATCGTTAATTCTCCATATTTTTCAGTATAAAACATAATACATTTGCTGAAACCTAAAATAAGTATTGCATAATCAATTTGTTTTTTATATAATAATAATATATTAAAAGAGCGAGGAATGAAATGAGAAAAATTATACTTTTTATTAAAAAAAATTGTTATATTGTTATTCCAATATTTACAGCCTTTCTAATGACAGTGCTATATAGCTTTCGAATATTAAGCATCCAAAATGATGATAGTTTTTTACCAACAATAATAGGAATTTCTGGAACATTGATTGGTTTTTTATTTACAGCGATGACAATATTTCTTAGTTTAAATAAAAATACTGAATTTATGATGTACTTTAAAAAATATAATCACCATGTAATATTTGGAAGACTTATAACATTCGGAACTATATTTTTATGTATAAATATAATTTTTTGGTTATTCAAATTTAATATATACACAATTATTATATCCTTTATTCTTGGATTAGAAGAAACTATAATGGCTGCATATTATATTTATAGGCTATCTTTGAATAGCATTAAATAGTTCTAATCTCAATGTGCTTTCAATTGTAGAATAATCTTGCTCATAATTATTGTTTAATTTAATAGGAATAGATTTAGTGAAAGTGTTACTTATTAAGTCAATATCTTCGTTTAATGTTGATATTGACATTTTTTTTAAGCAGTTTTTATTTTTGTTTCGAAAACATAATATTTCATCAGAAAAATGAGGTTTAATTTCCTCTAAAGTAACAGAGAGTTTATAATCTTTAATTTTACAGCCCATATTTTCAAGATTTTCAAGATCTACAAACTTTTCATTAGATGTATGGACATTTGCACAAGAAATAGTTAATTCTGTAATTATAGTATCTTTTATTTCTTCCTCTGTCTTTATTAAAGGAAAAAGTTTAACATTTAATATATTATTATTATTAAGAAAGATTTCCAAGAAAGGGTAAACATTCTTAATATGATTTGTTTTTATAAATGAAATAGCCTTTAGAGAGAAGTCTATGTAAAACAAGGTGTTATGTTCAAAATATATACTCTCTGGATCTATCTTTTCATTTGATTTGTTATCCATAATATCTGTTAAGACATCTTTATTGTTAGAAATACGTGAAAAGGTTCCGAAAAAATGATTAGTACTACTGCTTAGTTTGGTAAATACTAGTTTTTCTTCTCGAGAAATTACTTTTTCTTGTTTTTCATCAAAAAAAGTGTCAATTGTATACTCACTTGAATTACTGAATTTAACTTTTAAATCTTTTTTTATTTCATCAACAAAATTACTATCGTTAACTAAAAGAGAAGGCTCTATTAAAGATAATTTGCCAAAATTAATAAACTTTTTATATTCTTTTTCTTTAGTGGTTTCAATAGTTTGTTCGCTAGAAACCAAATTATGCATATTTATTTACCCTCCTTCTTATTATCTTTCATAATAACCTTTATCAATTCTTCTATTTGTGCCTTTTGTGTTTCTGTAGGTGGGGTGTAGTCTTTCATATTAAATCCTATTTTAGCAAGTCCAAGCGGATCTTCTTGTTTTGGGTTTCGTATATCTGATTTGCCTAATAGATAATCTGTTGAAACATTAAAAAGATTAGCAAAGTCTTTGACTAAATCTAATGATTTAGGCTCGTACATACTAGTTTCATATCTTGATAGTGCACCAGAAGAAATGTTGAGTTTTTCACAAACATATTCTTGAGTCCACTTATTTTCAATTCTTAATTGCTTTATTCTTTCTCCAAATATCATATAAATACCAACCTTTCTTACAATATTATACTTTCATTTTATGAAAAAAGCAAATTGATTTCAGTAAATGAAAAAAAGTTTAAAAATTTTTAAAAAAAGCATTGACAAATTTCAGATAATGAAATAATATATGTTCAGAAACTGAAAGGAGGCAGAAAAATGTATGAAAAGTTAAAGGAAATCAGAGAAAAAAAAGGATATACAATTGAAGACATGGCACAAATAATTGACAAATCGCCTTGTAATTATTTTAAAAAAGAAAACGGAGATGTTAAATTTTCAGTAAATGAAGCATTGAAAATATCTAAGTTTTTGAAATGCAAAGTTGAGAATATTTTTTTTAAAGAAGACCTTTCAGAAAATGAAACAAAATAAAAAATAGGAGCACCTATGAATGAGGAGGGAGATAAAAATGGCAACAAACATATGTAGCAGAACAAGAACAAAATACTCGACTGTAAAAGAATTAGCAGAAGAATTAGGCTGTTGTGTACAACAAGTGTATAAAACAATGAAAAGACCAGAAATGGAAAGTTGCAAGAAAAAAATAGGAACAGCGGGTATAAGAATAGACAAAGAAGAATTTTACAGAATAATGGAACAAATTTATAGATAGGAGGTGTAACAAATGATTAGTTATTATTTAGACGTAGCACTATGTGGCTTAACTTTAATGTTAGAATTGTTTGGAGCAATAGGAATGATGTTATTAGTACAACTTATTTTTTACAGAGTTTTTAACATTAATTTATATAAAAGCTTTTTAAAATTTTTATACAAAATGGATAAAAAGCTAACACAAATTTTTGAATAGAAAGGAGATGAAAAATATGGAGATATTTTTAGTAATAGTTATAGTAATTATTTTACTAGTGTTAATGTTTTACAGAGAATATTCAAAAACTAAAATAGACGATTTAAACTCAAGAAATGTTAATTTAGCTAGACAATTAAGAGATTTAAGTTTTGAAAATAAACAATTAAAAGATTTAAGAAAATTAGATGTACATAATAACACTATTTTAACAAAAGAAAATACTAAACTACAAAAACTACTAAAAGATGTAGCAGATAGAACTATAGCTTGTCCAGTAGACAGCGAAAAAATAGTTCTAAACAAGATAAAAGAGTTAGTTCACGACTACCAATCAAAAAACTAACCCTTAAAACCTACTAGTAAATATGCATTTACTTTATATAGTTTAACATAATATATGTTTAAAGTCAATTAAATAATAATTAAATTGGAGGAAAAGAAAATGAATGATAAATCAAAAATAATATTAATATCTGTTTTATTTATAGTAGCAATAATGCTAATTATTATATTTGGAAGTATAACAACAGTACCTACAGGATTTGTGGGAGTGAAAACAAAATTTGGACAAGTACAAGATACTGTTATTCAAGAAGGGCTGAACCTAAAAACACCATTTATAGAGAAAATTGTAAAAATAAACTGTAAGACACAAATTTACGAAAATGAAAATGCCTTTGAAAGTTCAACAAAAGATATGCAAGTTGTAAAAGCCATTTATACAGCAATAAATTATTCGGTAGAGAAAGAAAAGGCTAATACTTTATATCAACAGGTAGGAAAAGATTATGAAAGTATTATTATAGCACCAGCTATTCAAGAAAGTGTAAAATCATCTTTCTCACAATTCACAGCAGAAGAAATTATTACAAACAGAAACAAGGTTTCAGAACTTATAAAAGAAATGCTAACAAATAAACTACAAGCAAATGGAATCAAAGTAACAGAAGTATCTATTAAAAATTTTGACTTTTCAGAAGAATACAATAAAGCAATTGAGGAAAAAGCAACAGCTCAACAAAATGTAGAGAAAGCAAAAGCTGAATTAGAAAAAGCTCAAGTAGATAATCAAAAGAAGGTAGAAAATGCAAAAACAGAAGCGGAAGTTATGGCCCTACAAAATAAAGAAATTACAGAAAAAACACTAAAATTAAAGCAATTAGAAATTCAAGAAAAATTAGTTGAAAAATGGAATGGTCAATTGCCTACAACCAATTTAAGCGACAATATTCCAATGCTCAATATAAATAAATAAGTAGAGTAGGAGGATTTTTACGATGGAAGAAAATGCGAATAAGCAAATAGAGAGAAAAATAACAGAATTACTAAATGAGATGAATTTTAAACATTCATCTCTGGGATTTTGTTATTGGCTAAAGGCCATTAGCTATAGTGTTGAAAAATGCAAATTAAACGGAAAGCTTAACAAGGTAGCAATAGCAAATATTAAAATGGAAGCAATATATAAAGAAATTGCAGAGTATTATGAGACAACAAGAAGTAGAGCAGAGAAAGCAATGAGATACTCTGTTCAAGAAAGTAAATATTCTAAAGTTTTTTCAAAACAACACATTTCAAACAAAGAATTTTTAATATTATGTATTGAAAAAATTTGCTCGAACAAATAGATGTTAAATAGATGTTAAATAGATGTTTCACGTACATCGAGGTTTTTTGTCGAAATTTTTTACACAGATTGGAGAGAAAAATGGACTATATTAAACAACTAAAAGCATTCTATTCCACATTAGATTATCAAAATCTCTCTACTAATGCTATTGCAATATATCAATTTATATTACACATAGATAGTATGACAAGATTCATGAGGGAATTTAGTGTGGCCAATAGTACGATTATGAGCAAATTGAGATTAACTATAAAACAATTACAAAATGCAAGAAATGAGTTGATTACCCAAAAATATATTATATATAAAAAGGGTAGAAACCAGAATGAAGCACCAAGGTACCAGATTATCAAACTTTATGAAGATTATGAACCAAAAAAAGGACAACCAGACGGGCAACCACTCGGTCAAGCAGAAGGGCAACCAAACAGGCAACCAGACGGCTTGGCAAAAGGGTATATTATATCACTACACTATAACACTACACTAGACTTTTTTTTTAATTATATAAATAATAATGGGCAGGATTTTTTTGAAAACGGCAAAGATAAAATAAATTTGCAAGACAAATCAATAATAATAATTCATTTAAAAAGATTAGGAATACTTGTTGAAAATACTGATATTCTTAACTTCTTTACAGAGAACAAAATTATAGAAACAAAAGTATTTTATTGGGCAATAAAAGAACTATACTTTAGCCCATACAAAGTATTCTTAAATTCACTTACATACAACCAATTATGCTTGAGATTTTTAAAGGCCAAAGAATACGTGAGTGGAGATGAAGGCATTGAAGTTGAACGATTAGTATCTTACTTTATCAGATGTCTACAAACTGAGTTAAAGGAGGGAAAATAGTGCAAAACAATTATAGAAAAATAGTAAATAGAATTGAAAGTTATGCAGCTAGATCAAAACCGGCTAAAAATATTAAATATAAGACTCAAGAGAGCCCAAATCATTTAACAAGAATAAAGAAAACAATTGACTATTATTATTATATTTGCGATTACTGTGGAGCTGAAATACAAATACCAAATAGAAAATTAAATGGAGCTGATACTAATAAGATTCCTTCAGGAGGAACAGTAGTATTACCAACTAATATAACAAAAACTAAAGAAGCGGTAACATTGGCTTTATGTAACAAATGCTTAAATCCAGTTTTGCAAGAGCTCAAACAAAAAGAAATGGAAGATGCAAATTATTCACATATTCCAAGAACGGATTAGCAAAAAATGAAGCTAAATGCAGATCGAAAATATTACATAGGTGCTGACGGAAAAACAAGAAGATGTAAAAAGAATCACTTACTAGCACTATACAACCAAAGAGTAAGCTTCGCTTATGGGTACTGCACACTAAAGCAATGTTATTTAACGAGCGAGAATATCAGCGAAAAGCAATGTTTAATGAAAGGTAGACCAGGTAAATACTGCAAACATTTATATATACTAGATGGAGTTGAACAGCGACGAGGAATAAAAAAAGCTAAACAAAAGAGATGGAAAGGAAAACAAAAAAATGAGAGAAATATTAAGGACGAAACATTATAATAAGCAAATTTATAAAGCTGAAGAAAATTTGAAAACTTGTGCCATAATAATAATTTTGTTTTGTATTGGATTCGTGTCAGGATATTTTATAGCTAAAAACCAAGTAGAAAAAGAGGAGGCAATTAGCAATGAAATACAGATTTACAATACATTATAGATTACCCAGTCTAAATGAATATTTGAATAAATGTAAGTTTAACAAGCATATTGCAGCAAAATTCAAACAACTACATGATTCAAGAATTTATGACGAGATAAAAAATCAGCTACACGATTTAAAAATAACAAGACCTGTAATATTACATATTACATGGATAGAAGAAAATAAAAAAAGAGACGTGGACAATGTTTATAGTGCAATAAAATATATTCAAGATGCATTAGTAAAAGCAGAAGTATTAAAAAATGATAATAGCAAATATGTAGTTGATGTAGATAATCAAATTATATATGCAGATGTAAGCGAAGTAATTGTTGAAATAGAAGAAATCTAATAAAAGAGTGGTAGATATGAAGAAAAAACAAATGATAACTGAGTTTGACAAAATTTATATGGCAAAATATATTGAAATAATAGGTAAGAGTCAAATGGCAAAGGATCTTCATACGAGTACTAAGAATATAGAAGAAATACTTGAAGAATTAAAAAGAAGCGGATTATTTGGAATTTATAAGAATATATCTGAAGACGAATGGGCAGAACTTGAAAAAAAGACAAATCAGGCTATATTAAATAAATATATTCCAAAAGTTGAAGCAAATAATAAAAAAATATTTGGAGAATTATTAGAAATATTTGAAGTAGATATTATCGAAACAATTATGAAATTTCCTTTATATAACTATAAAGAATGGAATTTTAAATTTGATTATTTCAAAGAGGAAGATTATCAGAACGAAGAATGGAAACAAATTGGAAAGTTCAATTACTTAATTAGTAATTACGGTAGAATAAAAAACAAAACAACTAAAAAATTAAAAACTCTTAGAAACAATGTATTCGGTTACCAGGTTAATTTATGGAATAATTGAAAGGCAACAATGGCTACAATATCAAGACTAGTTGCTCATTATTTTATAAGACCAGTAGCAGAAAATGAAAGAGTAACACATAAAGATGGAAAAATTAAAAATAATTATTATAAAAATTTGGAGATAGTAAGTAAATAAATTTACTTATTCACTAGAGAGGAAATAAAAATGTTGAAAATTTTAGTACAAACATACTTTTTTATAGTTTTAATATTTTTAACTTTATATCAAACTGGACGTTTACGAAACTACACTAAGAAGCGGAAATGAAGTAATTGAAGTAGATTATATGAGTTATAAAATTATATATAGTTTTATATTTCCATATACAATATATAAACTTTTAAAAAATAGAGAAGAAACTATAAAGAACAGCAAAGGCTAGGCATGAAGATGTGTCTAGCTTTTCAAAAAAGGAGATAACAATGAAAAAATATACACCTGAATTTGGAGAAAATTATTATCATATAAGTCATTGTGTAGGTTGTGAACCAAACATTCTAAAAAGGCAAAATTGTGATGATTTAGATAAAGACAGAATAGCAGAAGGAAATTGTTACAAAACAAAGAAACATGCAGAAACGGCATTAAAAAATTATAAAGAAGAATGGTTAAAAACACATGAAAACCTAATTTTAGGAGGAGAAAATGAATCTAATTAATTTATTATTAAAAAAGAAAGAACAGACCGAAATGATCACAAAAGAAACATTGCCAGATGTGCAACAAATAAAAGTTCCAGATTTAAAACAATATTTATTAAATGGATATAAGGAAATACGAGAAGTTAAAAATCAAAATGAACAATTGCAATTAAAGTTAGAAGAAGAATCTAAATATAAACTATTATATGATGGAGCTTTAGTAACATTAGAAGAATTTAAGAGAAGAGAAGATGAAAATAAGAAACAAATAAATAATTTACAAACAAAATTAAATGAAAAACAAGATGAATTATATAAGCTCTATGATTTAGTAAATACTTATAAAATTAAACAATTAGAAGTAGATAATCAATCTAAAAATATGGATAAAGTAATTAAAGACAATATAAATGCTTCAATTATAGACTTTAAAGAAAAAATAATAGAAGCAATTAAAAATACTAAAGGTAATATTAGTAAGGATAAAGTATGTAATTTAATTCAAAGAATGGGAGTGGATAAAAATGAATAGAGAGATAAAGTTTAGAGGAAAAAACAAAGATATAGGCTGGGTTTTTGGTCAATTAGCTTATGGATTAAATGGAGAAACTTATATAATAGAGGAAGTTGAATTAGACAATAGTTATGGATTAGAAGAAACTATTTTATATCCTGTTATGTGGCATAGAGTAGACCCAGAAACAATAGGACAATTCACAGGCTTGCACGATAAAAATGGAAAAGAAATATATGAGCGGAGATATAGTAAGAATAACAGAAAGCAAAGAAATAGATATTGGAAAAGTTATTTATGAATACAATGGATTTACTGTTGATGTTACGAATATGGATAGATTCTATGGAAGGGATTATCTTTTAGAAAAATTTACAGAAGTAATAGGCAACATTTACGATAATCCAGAGTTATTAGGAGGAAAATAGATTTGTTAAAAATAAGAGATGATGTAGATTTAAAAGAACTTGAAAGATTTCATTTTACACACCATGATAAACAAGATGCAAAAATTTGTTATTATAGACCAATGCTTTTAGTTAAGAAAAAAATACCAATTTTAGTAGAAATATTTAAAGATAGGACAATTGATTTTCAATTACCTTTAGATTGTACCATAGAAAAACAAGAAATATGTTTAGAAGAATATATACAAGATTTAATCAAAGCAGATTTAGTAGTAAAGGAGTAAATAAGATATGAGTTATGGAAAATCAATAGGAGGTTATTTAGTAGATATAATAAAAGCTGAAAAAATCAAAAGTTGTGATATGTGTGTAAAAAGAAAGACTATGGAATGTCCTAATTCTAGTTTGTGCTATAACACAGAAAATAGATCTTATTTTAAAAGTAGATTAGAGAGGAGTAAATAAGATATGCCATTTAGTGCAACAAAATTTATAGAAAAACAAATTACTAACACAAGAGGATTATGCAAAAGTTGTAAATTTTATAAAACAGCAAAAATAGTAGATGAAGTAGAAATTTGTACATTAAGTGACAAATTTTTAATTCCAGAATATGAGCCTAATTATACTTGTAGAAATTTTGAAAGGAGTGATACATAATGAAAATAGAAAAAGATAAGATAAAAGTAAGTACAAGAACATGTAAAGATGTTGAGATAAAATGTCCAAAATGTGGAGAAAAAAATATATTTTATGATGTAGACTGTGGAGAAACAAATTATGAAAAATGTTGGAGTTGTGACGAAACATTAGAATTTTATGTTAGTGACTTTTAGGAGGTATTTTAAGTGAAAGAATGTAATTTTATACGAAAAGATGATTATGATTATATTATATATGGGTGTAGTAATTGTAAAGAAGTGTGGTGTTTTGAAGATGGAACACCAGAAGATAATAGTTATAATTATTGCCCTAAATGTGGAGCAAAAATAGCAAAAGTTATTGAACTAGAAGAGGAGGACAAGTAGTGGAAAATAGTATAAAAGAAGCCATAGAAAGATTAAAATTATGTTCTACTAATCAATGTAATATATGTGGCAGATACGAAAAAGAAGAATGTATGTTAGAAAGAAACAGATGTGAACAGCATATTTTATCAGATTATAAAAGAGTATTAAAAGAAAATGAAAGTGTAAATAAATCAATTGAACTAATTTTAAATCTAATAGAAAAACTATTAAAAGAAAATGAACAGCTACGAACAGAAGTGAACAGCTTAAAGAAAGAGAATGAAGAATTAAGAGCAAAATGGGATAAAGATACACATATATTACAAAATAAATTAGATTATGCAAATGCAGATAGAATTGACTTAGCACAGCAGAATAAAGAATTAAGAAAAGAAAATGAAGAATTAAATAACAGATGTAGAAACTTGGATAAGGAAGCACAAGCATATCTTGAAGAATTAGCAGGAGATAATACATTAACTAGAAGAACCATAAAACAATTACAAGAAGAGAATGAAGAATTAAATGAAAAAATATTAGACAATGCAGGAATATATCAACTAGGATTTAAAGACGGAGAAGAAAGCTATATTAAAAAAGTAAAAGACAAGATAGAGGAAATAAATAAAATATATAATGATATTCCAGAAGATGAAGGTAATTTTTCCAAAGCGATTTTAATAAAAGAGAAACAAGTTTTACAAGAACTACTAGAAGGGAGAAAAATATGACAGAGAAAGAAAAGAAAGCGATTGAATATTTGAAAACAAGGTTATATGGAAATGAAGGCTGTAAGTACATAGATGTATCTCAAGAGGATTTAAGAATTTTTATAAATTTAGTTGATAGAAAAGAAAAAGACATTGAAGGCTGGAAAAAATACTGTGAAGAAATAGAAGAAGAACAAACAGAAATGAGCAATAAAAACTGCGAATTAGAGTTTGAGATAGAAAAACTACAAAAAGAATTAAAGCAAAAAAATAAAATAATAGATTTAATGGCAGAAGATATAGATGGCTTCCAGATGGAATGTAATAGATATTTTAAAGATAAAGAAGAAGTAAAACAATATTTTGAGAACAAAGCAAAAGAAATCAAATAAATGGAGGTACATATGACAATTAAGCACGTGCAAGATATAATTAAAAAAGCTATGTATGAGATAGAAACAGTAGACTTTTTTAATAATGAAAAGAGAAGGGACAATCAGAAAAAACTAAATAAAGCATATAACATATTGGACAAGTTTAATGATGAACTTATTAGAGAACAAATAAAAAACAAACAGAAGGAGGATACAAATGAGAGCAGATTATAAAGTACCTAGATGGGTAAAAAAGAAAATAGAAAATGAGCTATATCAGTATTGGGATAACAAAAAAGAACTAGAGGAATTAAAAAGAGATATAATAGAGAGTTCTCCACCACCACTAGATGGAATGCCACATGAACGAAATATATCAAGTTCAACAGAATCAAAAGTAATTAAAATAAGGACAACAAGAACGATATTAGCAGTAGAGAGAAGATTACATTATATAGAAAATGCAATAGCCAGATTAAACGAAGAAGAAAAGCGAATATTTGAGATTATATTTAAAGAAAAGCATAATCAAAGAATGGCGGAAACATACAAATATATATCAAAAGATAGTTATTACAATGTTTATAGTAAAATAATATATCTTACAGCAGTAGAATTTGGAGATGTTTAAAAAATTTTAATAGGTACGAAAAAAGTACGAAAAAAAGACCATTTTTATGTGTTATAATGGTTGTAGGTAGAAAAGTCAAGAGAATATTCTTGAAACTAATTATTAACCAACCCAGCAATGATTATTACACAAAAGCTTTCTAGGGGCTGTAATAAGGCACTTGCTTTGAGAGTTAGAGTAATCTAGCTCTTTTATTATGTATAAATAGTATGAAGTGATATAAAAATGGAGATGAAATAAAACACCGGTTCAGTAATCTCAGAAACCTACAATAGACTGATTGAGTGCTAGCTATAAGCAGGTGCGTAAGGAATAACTTATATATCATTTCATAGTGTCTATATGACACCACATAAACGGCTTTTATCTATATAGATAGGCGAATACTACTGATAAAGTAGTATGCAGTAATACTAAAAAATAGAGGGGAAAAGGTTATAGTGTTAGATTTGCTACCTAGGACGCCTCAGAATAGAGTTAGCTAAGACACTCGTACTAACTTACGATAGTGTTAAAAACCTTGTATTATTGCATAGTGCTTTATTAAGTAAAAAGGAGGAATAAAAAATGAAAGTAAAAGCAACAGACAAGTATCAAGAATTAAATGTAGAAGACAAAGAGTTAAGAAGAATCCCAAAAGTAGGAGAAGAATTTGAAGTATCTGAAGAAAGATATGAGATACTAAAAGGAAACAACAAATATGATGCAGTATTTGTAGAAGCAGTTGTTAGAGAGCCAGTAAAAGTAGAAACAGCAAAGATAGAACTAAAAACAGAAAAAGCTATAAAGAAAACAACAAAGAAAGCTAAATAAAAATGACATATAGAGATAATCCTGAAATAGCAAAGAAGTATAAAAGTAAAAGATGGCAGAAACTAAGACATAATAAAATACTATTAAATCCATTCTGTGAAAGATGTTTAAAGAAGCGGAATATATAATAGTGTTTATATAGTACATCATAAAGAATATGTAACAGATATGAACTATGAAGATGATGAAGTATTCTATAATATAGATAACCTAGAAAGCTTATGTTTAGATTGCCATAATCGGTGAGCATTTTAGCAGCGAAGAAGCGGAATATAGTTTTGATGAGAATGGAGATTTGATTAAGAATGGCTAGATTTAATAATAATCAAGAGAGTTATAAGATTAATTTAGAAATTAATAAAGAAGAATTATTGAAAGACCTAAAAGAAATTAAGAACGAAGTCGAGTATTAGAAAAATAAAATAGCCCCCACTAACCATAAAAAAACACGCACTAGGGAGAACGGTGGGTGAGGATTCGAAAAATACACAGCTCATATGCGTGAGGGGTGTGGTATGAGAGGAGGTATGAAAATGGATGAGGAAGAAATGGGAGAAATAGATAATACTGTTATGTCTGAGAGGTCAATAAAGGAAATAGCTGAATATAAAAGACAAATAACCGCAGAAAAAAATAAATTGACTAAAATCTTTAAAGATTGCGATGACAATACGAAAAAAATTGCTGATCCATTGATAGAAAATGCCTCTTATATGAAAGCAGAATTATTCCATTTAAAACAATATAATATAAAACATGGAATAAAAGAGTTTTATATGAATGGAAAAGGACAATTTGGGTACAAAGAGTCAGTTGAAAGTAAAACATACAATAACATGATTAAAAATTATATGAGTGTTATCAAACAACTTAATGAAATGTTGCCTAAAGGAAAAGCAATTGATCCAGATGATGGTTTTGAAAGTTTTGGTGATGGGTAATGACATATATTGAAGAATATTATCAATTTTTACTAAAAAATCCGGATAAAGCAAATCATAAAATATTAGTTACATACAAGAAACTTGTACAGGATATTTATAATCCTAGAGAAGTTTTTTTTTTTAATGCAATAACTGAAGAAAATGAAACACATACATATATATTTGATGAACACAAAGGAAATTTACCAATTGAATTTATTGAGAGATTCTGCAAACATTCTAAAGGTAAATGGGCAGGAAAACCTGTAACATTAGAATTATGGCAAAAAGCAATGATTCAAGCAGCTTTTGGTTTTGTGGATAAAGAAACAGGATTAAGAAAGTATAAAAAAGTGTTATTATTTGTTGCTAGAAAGAATGGAAAGTCAACGATAGATAGTGGCCTTTCATTATTTATGCTAACAAAAGCCGGAGAAGGTGGAGCTGAAGTTTATTCCGTAGCTACCAAAAAAGAACAAGCTAAGATTGTCTGGGATGAAGCGAGAAGGATGATTAAGAAAAGTCCTGCTCTAAACAAAAGAATAAGATGTTTAGTTAATGGATTGTTTTATGATAAAACTGAAAGTTTCATGAAGGCATTAGCAAGTGATTCAAATTCACTAGATGGTTTAAATACTTTTTTTGGTGTTGGCGATGAAATTCATGCATGGAAAGATAAAAACTTACTAGATGTAATATACGATTCAATGAGTGCCAGAGAAGAACCTATGTTTTGGGAATCTTCTACAATGGGAAATGTGCGAGAAAGTGTATTTGATAATGAATACGAGTATGTATCAGACATCATTCTAGGATATGAAGGTAGAAGTCAAACAGTAGACGAAACTGTGCTACCAATTATATATGAATTAGACAGCCCAGATGAGTGGCAAAATGAAAAGAAGTGGTATAAAGCAAATCCACGGATTAGGAACAATAAAGAATATTAAAGATTTAAGAGACAAAGTGAACAGAGCAAAAAACAATCCAACAGAATTAACTAATTTACTTTGTAAAGATTTTAATATAAGACAAAACGACCAAGACAAATGGATTACATTTGATATAGCGAACAACGAAGAAACTTTTGAAATGAATGATATATTCGATAATTATGCTGTTGCTGGAGTTGATTTATCAAGTACAACAGATTTGACTTGTGCAACATTACTAATTGTAAGAAATAATAAAAAATATGTACTACAACAATATTTTATAGCTGCAGATAGATTAGAATTTAAAATAAAAGATGATAAGATACCATATGACAAATGGGAAAAAAGAGGATTATTAACAGTTTGTGAAGGAGCAAAAGTAGATTATTCAAAAGTAACTGAATGGTTTTTAAATATGAAAAATGAATATGAGATTGCTCCACTTTGGATTGGATATGATCCTTGGAACTCAAACTATTGGGTTGATGAAATGAAAAATGCAGGTTTTGAAATGATTGAAGTAAGACAAGGACCAAAAACAATGTCAAATCCTATGAAACAATTAGAAGCGGATTTAATTGAAAAGAATGTAAATTATAACAACAATCCAATATTGAAATGGTGTTTATGTAATACGGCAGTCAAGAGGGATGACAACGATAATATAAGACCAGTTAAAGGTCAAAAGCAAAGAGCAAGAATTGATGGTACTGTTAGCTTGATAATAGCATATTGCATTTTATTTGATAAAATGAACGATTATTTGGTAATGCAAGGAGAATGATATGAAAGAGAAAAGGAATTTATTTGAAAAGATTTTTGGCAATAGAGAAACCAAAAAACAATTAAATACATATAAAGTTTTAAATGGATATGATGCATTTTTTAGTGATTGGGGTAAAAATGTTTATGATAGTAAGGTTGCAAGAACAGCAATTGATAGAATTGCAACTCATGCAGCAAAACTAACTCCAAAGCATATAAAAGGAGATATAAATCATCCTAAAAAAGGACAAATTAATTTTATGCTTCAGAATAGACCAAATGAATTGATGAGTAGATATGATTTTATCTATAAGATAGTATCTCAATTATATACATATAATAATGCATTTGTTTTTATATCTAAAAATGAAGATGGTTTTATTACAGGATTTTATCCAATATTATCATATGAAGATAAACTACTACAAGATACTACAGGAAAGGTATATTTAAGATTTAAATTTTTAAATGGAAAGGAATATACATTGCCATATAATGAATTAATTCATTTAAGAAGATTTTTTAATATGGATGATTATTGGGGAAGCAGTAATAAAGTATTAAATACAGATTTAGATACTGCACATACTTCATCTGAAGGAATTAAAAATGCAATAAAAATGACAAATAGTCTAAAAGGTATTTTAAATTTTACAAATGCAATGCTAAAACCAGAGGATATTAAGAAAAATAGAGATAATTTTGTAAAAGACTTTTTAGGAAAAGGTAATAGCTCAGGAATTGCAGCGTTAGATACAAAGGCAACATTCCAAGAAATGAATATAAAGCCAATAACATTAGATGAAGAACAGTTAAAGAGAGTTAATCAAAATATATATGATTATTTTGGGATTAGTGAAGAAATTATAAGAAATGATTACACACCAGAAAAATGGAATGCATTTTTTGAGGGAGTATTAGAGCCTTTATCACTACAAATGGGAGAAGCATTTACGAACGCAATTTTTAATCAAAAATCCGTAAAAGAGGGTCATATGATTATATTTAGTACAAATAGATTACAGTATGCAAGTTTAAATAATAAAATTAACTTAATTAAAGTTGCTGGGGCTTTTGGATTACTAACCAAAGACGATGGTAGAGAAATTTTAGATATGGCTCCATTAGGTGGAGAAGAAGGAAAGACAATTTTACAGTCTTTAAATAATATAGATTCAAATATAGCAAATAATTATCAAGGAGGAGAATAATATGAAAGAAATTAGAATGCTACAGATGAGAGCAGTAGAAGAAGACATGACAATTGAAGGATATGCAGCAGTATTCAATCAAGAAACTAATTTAAGTTGGTGCAATGAAGTAATTGATTCAAAAGCTTTTGATGAGTGCGATATGAAGGATTGTTGCTTAAACTATAATCATGGGCAAGGTAAAGCAATTGCAAGAGTAAGAAATGGTTCATTGCAGTTAATTGTGGATTCGGTAGGATTAAAAATAAAAGCTAAAATTATTGATACAACAGAAGGTAGGGACATTTATAAATCAATAAAAGAAGGACTTTTAGATAAAATGAGCTTTGCTTTTACTGTAAAAGAAGAAAAATGGGATTATGAAACGGATACGAGAAGAATAATGAATATAGATAAATTGTTCGATGTATCAATAGTAGATATTCCAGCATATGAAGGAACTTCAGTTTTTGCAAGAAGCAAAGAAGAATATCAAAAAGAAAAAGAAGAATATGAAAAATTAAAACTAGCTAAGAAAAAAGCATTAGCATTAATAAGTTTATAATCTCGATAAGAGAAGCGGTGGTAGAACTGCTTCTTTTTTTGTTGGTAGAAACAAAATAGAGAATTTATAAAACGGTGGTAGAACTGTAAAAAATTAAAAAAAAGGAGGAAGTTGTAATGACTTTAGAAGAAAAACAAGAATTAATTAAATCTGCTACTTCTGAAGAAGAATTAGAAGCAAGAATGAAAGAAATTACTGAAGATAAAGAAGAAATTCAAGAAGAAGTTAAAGAGGATGTTAAAGAAGAAAAAGAAGAAGCTGAAGAAATAACACCAGCTGAAGAAAGAAGTTTGTTGAAAGATACGAACATGCTTGAAAAAAGAAGTGTAGTAACAAAACAAATTGAAAGAAAAGGAGAGTTTGAAATGGAAGAAAAAGAATTAAGAAATTCAAAAGAGTATATCAATGCATATGCTGAATATGTTAAAACAGGAGAAGTTAAAGAAGTTAGAAAACTTTTAAGTGAAAATGGTGGAGGTACAGTTGCAGTACCTGATTTTGTTTATGACATAATTAAAACTGCATGGGAAAAAGACGATATTATGTCTTTAGTTAGAAAAATATCAGTTGATGGTAATATGAAGGTTAATTTTGAAGTTTCTGCAACAGATGCTCAAATTCATACAGAAGGTGGAAATGCAGTAACTGAAGAAGAATTAGTTCTAGGAATAGTTACTTTAACACCAGTATCAATCAAAAAATGGATTTCTATATCTGATGAAGTTTATGATTTAAGAGGAGAAGCTTTCTTAAGATATATCTATGAAGAATTAACATATAAAATTGTTAAGAAAACAGCAGATACATTAATTGGTAAAATAGCAGCATTACCTGCAACATTAACACCAAATAGTGATGGAATTTATGATAAAGTATCTGCAAACAAAGTATCTACAGCACCTGCAATGGATACAATCTTTAAAGCAATTGCAAATTTAAGTGATGAAGCAAGTGATTATACTATTGTAATGAACAAGCTAACATATGCTAATTTCAAAGCAGTTCAATTAGCTAATAACTATGCTGCAGATATTTTTAATGGTGTAAGAGTAAGATTTAATAATACATTACCTGCATATGATGCAGCTAGCAAGGATGATGTTTATGCAATTGTTGGAGATTTTGACTATGGAACATTAGCTAATTATCCAAATGGAAAAGAAGTTGATATTAAGATTGACGACAAAACATTAATGACAGAAGACTTAATTAGAATATTAGGAAGACAATATGTTGGAGCAGAAGCAGTTGCTAACAAGGCATTTGCTTTATTAACAAAACCAGCTTCAGTTTAATATAAGGAGGATAAAGACAAATGACATTTGAAGAAATAAAGAATTTACAAATTTCGCATGTAATTTCAAACGTAAATAAACTTAAAGCTTTAGTAAAACAATGTCTATCTATCATTGAAACTGTAACAGTTAAAGATGATGAAATAATAATGTGGATTAAAGCAGGAGTGTCTGATTTAGTTAGACAAGGAATTGATGTTGCTTCACATTTAGATGATGGACTAATACAAGGAGCTATAGTTATGTATGTTAAAGGAAATTTTGGATTTGTAGAAGAAAAAGAAAAACAATTAGCACAAAAAAGATATATTGAAATATGTCATAACTTGTCTTTATCTTCTGATTACAAATTGGGGGTGGATGTTGATGCGTGATGTGTATTGCAAATTAATATCCACTTCAAAAACGAAAAACAATATAGGTGTAGAAAAAATAACAACAGTTGAAAAAGAATGTCCAATCATAAAAGTTGAAGATATTTATGCAAATGAATATTATCAAGCAAATCAAAGTGGGTTTCAACCAAGTTTAAGATTGAAAATCAGTAGATTGAATTACGAGGATGAGCTAGAATTGATTTATATGAATAAGACATATACTATCATTCGTACTCAAGAAACTAGCGTAGATGAGCTTGTATTGATTTGTGAAAGGAAAGTAAAAAATGTCTAATATAAAACCGGATGAATTACAAAAAGCTGTGATGGATTATTTGGAAAATTACAAAGAAGATATAGATGAAGATGTAATTGAAACAGTAGATGAAATTACAAAGAAAGCAAGAGATGAACTTAAACAAAATAGCCCGAGAGGGAAAGGAACTCGTTCTAATCCATATTATAAAGGTTGGGCTATTAAGTTAAATAAAAAAAGAAGTGGTGTATATTATAAGGTGATTTGGAATAAAACAAACTATCAGCTTACTCATTTGTTGGAATTTGGACATGTTACTAGAAATGGTGGAAGAACAAAAGCTATTCCACATATAAGACCAATAGAACAAAAATACAATGTAGAATTTGTGGATAAATTAGAAAAGAAAATAAGGAGGAGTTCAATATGACATTAGAAGAATTAAAAACAAGATGTGAAATTCAAGGTTTTCAATATGCTTATGGTGTATTTAAAACTCCAACAGAGCCACCTCATTTAGTATCAATTTGTAGAGATAGTAATAATTTTATGGCAGATAATAAGGTGTATAAAAAGAAAACACCAATTCAGTTGGATTATACTTATATTGATAAAGATGTTGTAGAACAAAATAAAATTGAAGACATCATCTTAAGTGATGTCGCATGGAATAAAACAGAAGAAACTTATTTACCAGATGAAAGAGTTTGGCAAGTAAGTTATTTTTTTGAAATTTAGAGGAGGAAAATTAAAATGGCAGAAAACAAAGTAAAATTTGGTTTAAGCAATGTTCATATTGCAAAAATAACAGAAGAAGATGGTGTAATAACTTATGGAACACCATTTGTTATGCCTGGTGCAGTTAGTTTAACAGCTGATCCAGAAGGAGAAACAACTCCATTTTATGCTGATAATATTAAATATTATATAGCAACATCAAATCAAGGATATACTGGCGATTTAGAAATAGCAATGACACCAAAACAATTCTTAAAAGAGATTTTAGGACAAACAGAAGATAATAATGGAGCTATTTTTGAAGGAGCAGATGACATTAACGCAAGATTTGCATTAATGGGCGAAATTGATGGAGATGCAAAGAAAAGAAGATTTGTTTATTTTGATTGTACAGCTGCAAGACCATCTAATGAAGCAAATACAACAGAAGAAAGCAAAGAGCCACAAACAGATACTATTTCAATAACAATGTCAGCTCGTTCAACAGATAAAGCTATAAAAGCAGTTATTGAGCCAACAACAGAAAATCAAGCTGTATATGATACATTTTTTGCAAGAGTATATGAAAAAGATGCATCAGCAAGTGTTTAGGAGGTAATTCATGAAAACAATAACAATTTGCGACAAACAATATCCAGTAGAAAGCAATGCATTGACTTTTGTCAAATATAAAAGTTTTTTTAAAACAGGGATATTAAAGGATATGCAATTTATTCAAAATTATTTAATCAAACAAACAGTTGTAGCAAAACAATTAGAAGAAAAGCAATTGAATGATTCGGAAAAACTAACAAATGTATCAGATTATATGATAAATGATACAGATGAATTTGTAGTTAAGATAACTCAATTAGCTTGGATTTTAATTTATACTGCAAACGACAAAATAGAAGATTACGAAACTTGGTTAAAGTCTATAAGTAATTTTAAAATGGATGATGACTGGATTGCTGAGGTAACGGAAATTGCCGTAGATTGCTTTTGTTGATGAAGAATTGTCAAAAGAATTAGCAAAGATTAATTCAGGGAATGGCCGAGAGGAAATATTCCCTGAACATTCTTTTATAGCAACTTGTTTGCGAGTAGGAATGTGCATAAGTGACTTAAAACTATTAACTTATGTTGATGTAATGAAGATTTTATTATCATTTATACCAAGTAAAAATAATCAAAAATATGCAACACAAAGAGATATAGATAAACTTTTAGGATAGAGGTGTTTTAAATGGCAGGAAGCATAAAAGGTATAATCGTAGAAATAGGAGGAGATACCTCTGGATTACAAAAAGCTTTAGGCAAAGTTAATTCTGCAACATCTAGTTTGAGCAAAGAATTAAGACGGAATTAACTCTTTACTGAAATTAGACCCAAAGAATACAGAACTATTGGCACAAAAACAAACTGTATTAAACCAATCAATAGAAACAACAGAAGAGAAACTAAAACAATTACAAGGAATCAAAGAAAAAGCCGATGATAAAATGGCTAATGGAACAAAAATAAACGAAGAGAATTATCGAGCTTTACAAAGAGAAATCATTAATACACAAAACAAGTTGACTGACTTAAAAAATGAAGCTTCAAATTGGACTAAAGCAGGCAAAAAGATTGAAGAAATTGGCACTAAGATAGAGGGCATTGGGAATAAGGTAGATAGTTTAGGAAACAAATTAAGTACAAGAGTAACAGCTCCTTTAGTTGCTTTAGGTGTTGTTGGTGTAAAGTCAGCATCAGAACAAGAAGCTGCAATGCAACAAGTAAATTTAATTTATGGCGAAGCAGCAGATACAATTAAACAATTTGCTGAAAATACTGCAATGGCTTATAATATGTCTTCGAAAGATGCTTATAAATATTCACAGGTTTATGGAAATTTAATTCAGTCAATAACTAACGATGAAAAAGAAAATGCACAATATACACAAGAATTATTAAAGGCTTCTTCTGTAATAGCTTCTGCTACTGGTAGAACTATGGAAGACGTTATGGACAGAATTAGAAGCGGTTTACTCGGAAATACAGAAGCTATTGAAGATTTGGGAGTAAATGTAAATGTTGCATTATTAGAGACAACAGATGCATTTAAAAAATTTGCAGGAAATAAATCGTGGAACAAATTAGACTTTCAAACACAGCAACAAATAAGACTATTTGGAATTTTGGAGCAAACGACTAAAAAATATGGAAAAGAAGTAAATAAAAATACATCTTCAAACATTCAAAAATTAACAGCTAAATTTGAAAATATGACCGGTAAATTAAGTAAAAATTTATTGCCAATAGCAAATAAATTAATTGATAAAGCAGATAAATTTATAGATAAAATAGGAAACTTAAACGATGAAGAAGCAGAAAATATAATTAAAATAGGCTTAATGGTTGCAGCGGCAGGACCTTTAGTAAAAATACTAGGGACGACTACAAGCACTATTGGTGGAGTAGCTAAAGGAATTGGAACATTTTCACAAGCTATTTCCTTAGCAAAAAATGGCATAGTAGATGCTACTGGTTCAGCAGCAATATTAGCAAAAGTATTTCAAGGATTGACAAGTCCAATAGGATTAGCAGCAACAGGAATAGCAGCAGCAGTATCATTAATAGTAATAGCAGTTAATAATATGCAAAAAGATGCAAAAGAAGCTTTTGAAAATATGGGAAATGCAGCAAACGATTTTTATCAAGGAATACAAAACGCAGAAGGATATTTAAGTAGTTTTAATTCTACTTTATTTGCTTCTAGTAAAGAACAAGAGAATTTAACAAAACAAATGGATGAAATACAAGCAGGAATAACAAAAATATGTAAAACTGCATCCGATGAAAGGCGAGGATATACCCAAGAAGAAGTTACTCAATTAGATGAATATTTTGAAAAGTTAAGAAAATTAAAAGACAGAGAAATACAAATACAAAATCAAATAGCTGGAGCGATTACACAACAAGCAAAAACCACTGCAGAAGTTTTTAATGGATCATTAGAAGAGTATAAAATTCAAGCACAAGAGTGGATAGCAACAGCTCAAAAACAAGCAGATTCAACCATAGATTTAATAGAAAATGCAACAATAGAAGAAGTCGCATTATTAAATCAAAGATATGGAACAGAAGCGAATATGCAAAACGAAGCTTATGCCAAAGAGTATAGTAAAATAATGGAACAAAAACAGGCTAAAATAGATGCTGCAAATTCTGAAATTGCACAAATTTATTCAGTATATGCTGAGGGATATGCAAAAAGAGGAAATGTAGAAAATGACTTTATTGGAGTTCTAAAAACATATACTTCTAAGCAAGAAGATTTATTGCAAAAGCATAATGAAAAAATACAACAAATAAAAGATGGAGAACTTTGGTATGTAACAAATACTTTTCAAGCCATAGAAAGTGAAAATTCAACTTTCGGATTTAATCAACAAGAAATATGGAATCAAATGTATAAAGATATGTCAAAGGAACAGGAAAAAGAACTTGGAGTATGGCTTGCGATGTTAGCCCAAACTGAAATGTATGGTGGGGATATATCTGAAGAAAATCAAAAAATGGTTGATGCCATATTAGATAGTTATGAAACTATGCCAAAAGACACCAGAAAAGCTATGAAAAATGCCATGTCACCAATGCTAGAAGAAATGCAAAATAAAGAACCATCATTATATGCAAAAGCTTCTGGAATTGCAAATGGAATTTTATCTAGATTGAAAAAATCATTTGATATACATTCACCATCAAAAGAAACTAGAAGCATTTTTGAAAATGTTATGAAAGGTGCTGAATTAGGTCTAGAAGATGAAGAAAAAAACTTAAATAAACAAGTAGATGCAATTGCAAATCAAATGAAAAGAAGTTTCAATAGTTTAACACCAAATATAGGAGCAATAAAGCAAGCTGTGATAGATCAAACCAAAACAGTATTTACTACACCAACATTAAACATATATGCACAAGATGAATTAACACCTTCTAAAATTAATACAATAATAGATACAGTAAATAGAAGATTAGGAAGTCAATATTAGTCGAATAATGTCGGAAAAAATTTCTTGCAATATTAAGCATAATAAGATAAAATATTACAAGGGGTGATAATATGGAATGCCCAAAATGTGGAAATAAAGTTAAAGAATTAGATGAAACTTGTCCAAAATGTGGACTAGTCTTTGATGAATATCAAGAATCAGAGCAAGAAGATAATGAAGAAAAGAGTAAAACAGCATTACTAAAAAGCATTAATATAATTCAATTAATAGGTTGTATTATTACTGCTATAATGTATTGGAGTAAAGAAGAGGCTTTTATAGGATTTGTTTTTTTATTTAGTGGAATTGTTTTATTTGCATTTATTAAAGGGTTTATAAATATTATTGATTTGTTAGATAATATAAATAATAAGTTAGATAATTAATAAAATAAAGTAAGCACTCAATATGAGTGCTTTTATTTTGCAAAAAAGGAGTACATAATGGTAAGAGAATTTTATATAGAAAATGATGCTGGACAGCGTTTTTCTATGATGAACATAGAAGAAGGTTGTTTTTTAAATTCTCCAACAGGTTTAGGCTATGGATATGATATAGGATATTCTCAAATAGGTGATGAGTTTATTCAAAACATAAGAAAGATTACCCAAGGAAAAGTTAACGGAGAATTAATTTCTAAAACCTATGATAATTATAAAAAATTTATAGACTTTGTAGAAAGTGCACAAGATTTGAAACTTGTTTACAAAGTACCGTTTGAAAAAGGATTTACGGAATATTTCAAAGATGTAGATATATCATCAGTAGATAAAACTGAAAAAGGTACAGATGGAGTTTTAAGAGTTCCTGTAGTATTTAATTGCAAGTCATTGTGGTACGAAGCAAAAGAAGTTGTATATACAATAGACCCAGTAAGTAATGAGCTAAGATGGGATTTTCGATGGGATGCAATGTTTACTGCTTATGATAATAGAAATATCATATTTGATAACAAAGGACATACAGAAGCACCATTTAAGCTAGAGTTAGATGGCGAAGTAGTAGATCCAATAATCACAATACTTGAAGATGATGAAGTAGTAAAAGAACTGAATTTAGCAAGACTTACAATAGCACAAGGTGAAAAATTTGTGTATAACACAAAAGATACTGAACAAACAATATATAAAGAAGCAAATGGATTAAAGACGAATCTATTTGCTTTTTTAAATCCAAATTTTATAAACTTTTACAAGTTACGCAAAGGTGCTTCAACGATAAGGCTTGAAGCTGATGGCGAAATAACAAGTGGAAAATTAACAATATATGTACAGTATAAAGCTGTATAGATGGGAGGAAATATGTTAAAAGGACATACATTTAATTTGCAAACGTTCACATCAGAAGCGTTTGCTTTATTTATTGATAAGTTTTTAGATGGAAAAAGTGGGGTAGCGAAAGGTTGTAATTTATCTAATACTAATAATTCTGTAACAATTTCAGATGGATACTTTGTCGTAAGAGGAAGGTTTTTGCAAGTAATCTCAGGAGTAACAGTTCCAAGTATTACAATAAATGGATTTTATAGTCTAGTATGTGAAATTGATTTATCTAAAACCAATACAACGGATCAATTAAATCAAGCAGAGATTAAAGTATTATATAATTCAAGTAATTATCCAACATTAACGCAACAAGACATAACAGGCGATGGAACAATATATCAATATGAATTTGCAATATTTAAAGTAGAAAGTGGACAAATAACTAACTTTACAGACAAAAGAACTTATGTAAATATGAGAGCTTTACAACAACAGATTGAAGATGAATTAACAGCCCTTGAATCTCAAAGTAATGTATTGTTAAAAACAGGAGGTGTATGTAATGGAGATTTCACATTTAATGGAGAAGTTAATGCTAATATTACAGGTGATTGTAGTGGTTCTTCAAGTAGCTGTACTGGCAATTCAGCAACTGCTACTAAGCTACAAACAGCGAGAAATATAAAATTGCAAGGAGCGGTAAACGGAAATGCTAATTTTGATGGAAGCGGAAATATAACAATTAATACAACTCAGTCTAATATAGCAGTTTTGACAGGCTCTACTGTAGTAAATGCTTCAAGTTCAAAAACAGTAACAATAAATTATCCGTCAGGTTACACAGAAAGTAATTGTATTCCAATTGCTTTCGCATTAAAAAGTACGGCGAAAGGTTATAATTATTTTGGTGCGTATAAATATAGTTCAGATTTAATGTTTAATGTGTTTACTAGAAGACTTAACTTAGAAAGTTCTAACATATCGGTATATATCGAAAATCCAACTTCAGATCAAGACTTGACTATTAATTATAAAATTGTATTAATGAAAATTTCATAAATGGAGTGAATATATGGAACTTTATGTATTATCTAAACAAGATTTAAGTATTCAATCAATTTGCAAGGTGTCAAATTATCAAATAAATTTAGATGAAGAAACAAATGCTAAGTCTACATTTACATTAATGAAAGCAGAAGGCTTAAAGAAAGATAATTTTATTGTACTAAATGGCTTATATAGACAGTTTTTATTTATTATAGATGATGTAGAAACAGATAAGGGCAGTGATGTAGTTAACATTACTGCTCTTGATATTTCTAATATATTTGATAGAAAAGTTATTGAAAAGAATATAGAAACCATGACAACAAATTCTATTGAGCAATTTATAGCAAATACTATATCTTCTAATTTTGTTAACTCAGATGATACTGTATTAAATATAGGTTATATAGATATTTATTGGCACACAAACACACAAGGAAATGTAGCAACAAATGCAGAAAATGGATTATATAATTTTCATACATTTTTAACTAATTGTAGACAATATAAAAACATATATACAGAATTTAAGTTTGAAAATGGAAGATTGAAAATAGATATAGAAAATAAGACAGAAGATACTCAAATGATAGATACAACTCTTCCAGAAGTTACAGACTATAATAAGATATATGAAAATGATGCTACAGCAAAAGTAACAGTATATGTCAGAGAAGATGGAAGCGAATATAATCTATATTTAAAAACAGATAGGACTACCACAACTAATAAAAATGACCCTGATAGAGCTAATGGGAAAATAGAAGTAATAAGTGTTGATACAGCAGATAGAGCATCAGAAGAAGCATTAAATGTAATGAAGCGGAAACAACTATAAGCATTTAGTAGAATTTAAAATTGCTAAAACAAGTAAGTTAATGGATATAACTAAGTTCAATATAGGTACACCAGTAATAATAAAAACAGATGATGATATATACGATAGTTATATTTCTGCAATTACATTATCAGATGAAAATTTTGTATACTTCAAAAGTGGAAACATAAGATCCACTCTATTAGATAAATTAAAGGCAACATCGCAATATATAGGAAACAAGCTCGACGTAAGTGGTGGCTTAATAAAAGGTAGTTTATCAGTAACAGGACAAATTTATTCGAATAAACAAATATACATAGGAAAGAACAAAGTTCTCTCTTTTGTTGTGACCGATAGTTGGTCATAAAAAATAAAAAAGGAGGAATGTGTATGAAATTGTTGAAAGGCTTGAGGCTGTACACACACGCGCGCACACACACACAAGTATTTCATTACGAAAGGAGGCAAAAGTTATTTAATCAACTTTTTTGCTTCCTTAAAGGAAAGGAGAGTGAACAACTAAGCACTCTCCGTGATGGAGCATGAACTATGCAGGGCATTTTATAGATAATGAAGGAAATGTATATTATCCAGATATAAAAGAAATGAAAACTGTTAGTGGGGTTTTAGGTTCGCCAGGTTGGTATAGAATTGCAAAATTGGGCTATTCACAATGGGCTTTGTTAATATATATTAGCACACAATATAATGTTAACAATAATCTTTCTGCTATTGTTAGTTTAAATATGGCTCATAAAACTGCTCATCTTAAAAATATATCTTCTCAAATAAATTCAAATACAATAGGGGAGATAAGAATTACAGAAGGAGAAACAGGTAATTATTATTTAGAGATATATTACAATTCAAATTATTCTAATCCAATAAATATAAATATATTTGATTTAGGATATAGAAAAAATAAACCAATTCAAATGTTAGAATTTACTCCAGCAGAAAGTACTGAAAACATAATGAGCAGTGTAGTGTTAGCGAGAACTGCTTCTCTTACGCTAGTGAATGGATGGGAGCCTTTTACAGGAGGTTCAAATTCTATAATCTTAGAAGGTAATGTGGCAACATTAACTTTAGGTATAAAAAATGGGACAGATAGGACTGCTTTATATTTACCAGAAGGGTTTAGACCCAAAGTAGGAAAATATTTTCCTTGTGTAGAGATAACAAAAAAAGTAGGTTACGTTTTTTATATAGCTGGCAATGGAGCTGTACAGATTGAAAATTTATTTGTTAATAATAATAGTCAAGTATTTATAAATGTTTCTTTTGAGGTAGCTTAAGTATGATTAAATAACAAAAAATATATGAATTATAGCGGTTATTTTACAGATAAAGATGGAAATAAATATTGTTCTAATTGGTTTGGGCTAAAATTAACTTCAAAGAATGTAAATGTTTTAAATAATATGAAAGGCTTTATGCCTTTAGTATTTGCTGACAATATAACACTTGATGATATAACTATACCATTGTATTCAAGAGGCATGTTAATGACTTATAATTCTAATGATGCTGCAGTGATTGCAGTTAGCTCAACAGGAGTTTTATATACAGTTTTTAGAAATAATATAACGTGGCAAAACGGAAAGAAGTGGGAAAACATTAAAACAAGCTTTCCAACACTTCTTAATGGCTGGACAGAATATACTGCAAATGCAAATAGAATAGAGAAAAATAATGATATTGTTACATTGACATTAAGTGTAAAGTCGGGAACAGGTCAAGAAATTTGTCAATTACCAGCGGGTTTTAGACCTAAACAATATGGTTATTATCCTATTACAAATCTAACAAAAAGAGAAGCAAGTGTTTTTACTATTTCAGCTGGTGGGTGGATAGTGCTTGAAAATCCAGACGTTGGAAATACTGTTTTGCAAATGTGTCTTTTATAGCTGAAAATTAAATATAAAAAAAGAAAGGAGAAAGCTATGAATAACGAGCAGTTAACTCAAGAAGTTATCAAATTGTCTGAAAATCAAGCAAAGTCTAATGCGGAACATGAAAGGTTCGCAGAAGTGATTAAAGAATTACAAGAAGACGTTAAGTCTACTAAAAGTTTGGCTGAAGATGTTCACATTATGGCCGTTAATATACAGAATATGCAAAAAACATTAGAACAAACAAATAAAAAAGTAGATTCACTAGCTTCTGAAGAATTTTTAGAATATAAAGAAAATAAAAAGGCTCTAAAATCAAAAGTTATAACTGCAATTGTAAGTTCATTATGTACTTTGATTTTTGGGGCTTTTGTTTGGTTTGTAAAAATTTATATTACGAAAGGAGGAATTTGATATGTGGGAAAAGTTAGCAAAACTAATTAATGTAAAAAGTATAGTTACATTAGCATTAACAATAGTAGTAGCAATACTTGCTTTAAAAGGAAATTTCGATATAAAAGAAATTTACTTAATGATAATAGCTTTTTATTTTGGAACTCAGTTAAAAGAAAATAAGGAGGAAAAATAAATGGAAGATGAAAAAATAGAAGTAATGAAGCCTGTAGAAGAACCTACAGAAGAAATTTTTGAGGAAATAAAAGATGAAATCGAGGTGACAAAATATGAGTAGAGTATTTAAGAATAAAGGCAATGTGATCACACAAGCGTTTAAAAAAGGGGTACATAATGGTATTGACTTAGTTGGCACTGGCTATACCTTAGACTATATTACAGCGCACACAGAAGGAACAGTAGTAGCCGTTAGAAACAACTATAAAACTAACGATAGATATGGTTGCTCTTATGGAAATTACGTTAAAATAAAACACAATGGATATTATACACTATATGCGCACATGAAATATAATAGCGTAACAGTTCGAGTAGGACAAAAAGTATCGAAAGGACAAGTTATTGGCTATATGGGAAATACTGGTCATAGTTTTGGAGCACATTTACATTTTGAAGTAAGAGATAAAAACGATAACTTTATAAATCCTACAGCATATATAAATGCAGATTTACCAACAAATGATAATCCAGTTGAACCAGACTACACAGGAGTAATCACTTATCAGGCATACACAAATGAATGGCTACCAGAGATTAAGAAATGCGACAACACAGATGAGGGCTATGCAGGTTTGTATGGAAAAGCAATAAGTGGATTAAGGTGCAAACCAGAGTATGGCGAAATAACAGTTCAAGCTCATATAAAAAATGGAAACTGGCTAGATAAAGTAAATTCTAAAAATTACAAGAAAAATGATAAGAGCAATCCAAACTCATATTCTGGAATTTATGGACAACCTATTGACTGCATAAAAATCAAATCAACAAAAGGTCATGTAGATTACAGAGTACATACACTAGAAGATGGTTGGCTAGCTTGGGTAAACAGTAAAACAGAGACGGGTACGGAAAGTTACGCAGGAATTTATGGTCATACTATTGACGGCATTCAAATGAAGTAATAATAGCTAGGCACTGCCTAGCTTATTTTTTTGCCTAAAAAAAGGAGAAGAACAATGGCTGATATAAATTACAAAAATAAATCTACAAAGTTAGTGAAAATTGCTAAAAAAAGAGGAATGATAAAAAAGTATTCTGAGTTTTGTAATACGAAAGAAGCAAAAGAGTATGCCTTATCAAAAGAGGAAATTACTCAATACGGACAGCTTAAAACTGCAGAGTTTAGTTGATTTTTAATAAAAATTGTGTTATAATATTGACAGAATCATAATAAGATGTTAATATAAATATTACAAAAATATTACAAAGACATTACAGTTATATTAAATGTGACAAAAAACTATTGAAAAAACATAAGAAGTATTATATAAAATAACCAATGAAATAAAAATAGGTAAGGAATAAATCCTTACCATAGTCAATTATCTAACTTATTTAAATTGGAGTTCTTTGCACGAACTTCAATTTTTTTATCTTTATTCTGATATTTGATATATGTATTATAACCTACAAAAGCTAAAACACATAGAACAAATCCTGAAACTAAAATAATTGAGACTGTGCCAAGAAACTTTGTCGCCAATATGCCTATTTCCAATTTTAAGTTCACCTCCTCTAGTAAATACTTAAACTGCAAACTTGTGGGTGCAGTTTATCAACAGTTGCAAAAAGATATACTGCCTTACAATCAGCAGTATCAACTGCTGATTATTACACCCACATCATGAAGGTGAATAGATAATTTCATATAATATATCAAAATATGTATTATTCGTCAATAGTTAAAGCGACTTTTTATAACAAATTTCTACAAATTTTAAATTTATTATTTTATATAAAAATAAGGCATATAACTTGTTGTCTCAAAAATAAAAATGCCTTAAAATCGATTTTAGAACGTCGATTTTTCCTTAATTTTACGCATTTTTTCGTTCGACAAGCTTCGACACAAAAATTTTACAAAATGTGGTAAAATATATTAAGGAGAGTGATTAAGATGAAAAAGATGTATCAAAAATCACTACGAAAGATGAGAGAATTACCAAAGATTATAAGCAAAAAAGAATGGGACAAGTATGCTATACAAAATAATGTGTTGACTGCTGAAAGTTTACGATATATAAGCAATAAAAGTTTTAACGAACTCTGCAAAGAAGTGAGAGCTAATATTTAGTTAGCTCTCTTTCATTTTGACGTTTATTAATAGATCTATAATTTGACTAACTTCAAGTACTTCTTTTGAATCTAACCCGAAAATCTCAATTCTGCTGTGCATCTCTGCACGTAGCTTCTCGATATCATTTCCATAGTAAAACAGATCTTTTATGCTAACATTTAATGCATTAGCAATCTTATTTAAAATTTGCATTGTAGGGTTAAATACTTGATTATTCTCAAGGCTTCTTAGATAGGTTCTAGAAATGCCAGTAAATTTACTCAAACTATATAAACTTATATTTCTTTTTTCTCGCAAAGGTTTTATCACAAATATATACATAATTACTCCTAAAGTTAGTATGTATGTATTTTAATATGTTTATTCATAAAAGAAAATATGGAACTCCCAGCTCCATATTGAAATCATAGAAGTGTTGAAAATACTCAATTCCTATTTGTCGAATTTGCTAAAAATGCTGAAATGGCTAAGTTTTGTCGAACGATTTTTGTTGACAATACTAAAATATATTATATAATTTAATCAAATAGAAAAAGAAACGCGTTTCTCTGTAAAAGGAGAAAAATATGGAAATAATAGAAATAGTGAAACAAAGAATTGAATCGAACAAAAAAATGTTTAGCCAAGAGGAGATAGAATTTATTTGTAATAATATTGAAGTGTTTTCTAGAGTTTATATAGTTGCAACCCTTGACAGAAAATGCTCTTACGAAAATAGCAAAAAAACTAAAAGTGTGTCAAATGGTGTGTCAAATATTAATGATATTTAAATACACAACTACATACATAACAACTATAAGGATTTGCAATGAAAGACTGAAAATCCCTGTGTCACTGGTTCGATTCCAGTTCGAGGCACCAACAAAAAAAGTCCTATTTCTAGGGCTTTTTTATATTTGTAAGGGGACTAAATTTTTTTTGCTTCTGTAATGTCATTTGATTTGCCAGGTGTAAATACTGTTCCGTCATATATAAAGTTGTATGTCCTAAAATCAATTGTAAATGTACTGGATCTCCACCATTAACTAAAAATAAAGTAGCAAATGTATGTCTTAAATAATGTGGATGAAGTTTATTAAAATGTTGTTCTTTTTTAATTCTACGAAGCATTTGACTAATTCCAGAAGAGGTCATACGAAGACCTGTGTCACTATCTAAAAATAAAGCACCTGAATATAAAGAAGCTAAAAACACATACTTATCATAATATCTTATAATACTATCTGTTAATGGAACTAATCTTTCTTTTTTTCCCTTACCTAAAACTTTAATAACTCCCAATTCTTTACTAATATCTTCTACATTTAAATTAACTACTTCACTAACACGAAGACCAGCGTCTATCATTAGACTTATTGCTAATAAATTTCTTAAACCGATAATAGTAAATTCATTTTGCGAATTTAATAATTTATTAATATCTTCAGCAGATAAAACAACAATAGTTTTTTTCATTTGTTTGTATGGCTTTATATTTTTATATAAGTCACTAGCCATGTATTTATTATCATAAGAATATTTTAAAAATATTTTAGAAGCATTTAAAGTAGTTTTTATAGTTGCACTTGATAGATTTGTACCTTTATCAGTAATTTTATTAATTAAATAAATAGCATAAGAATTGTAATCATCTATAACAACATTACTAATTTCTTTATCTTTAACAAAACTAATAAAATACCCAATTCTTTTCTTATAATATTCAATTGTCTCTTTAGTATTTCCAATAACTTTTTGATTTGTAATAAATTTATCTAGTACTTCAGAACATTTCATTTATACAACCTCTTTCCACTCAAATGGGTTAAAATCTACTGTATCACGTTCAGCTGAAACTTTATATTTTTGAGATAAATCAATATTAACAGCTTTCAAATCTTTGATATATCTATAATAAGTTCTTTTGGGAACAGTTTTTTTTACTTCTGTAATACCGTCTAAGATAATAGAACTATAAAAAGCATACAAAACACTAGCTCTTCTTTCACTATAACAAGTATATAATCTTCTTTTAATATCTTCTTTGTTTCTAACAATTGTCAAATCACTTTCAAACATATTTAATAACTTCATAAATTCACACTTCCAAACTTCATAAAAATCATTATAACTAACATTTCTAACTCTAATATATTTTTTACAATAAATACTTTCTAATTTTTTTTTCTTAATTTCGCACTCAAATCTAACAAAACCTTTAATTTTATCCAAATAATTGTCAATATTAAAATTTAGATTAAACATTTTTTTCATATCATGCTTTTTAAATTCTAGCATTTTGTTATAAATTTTCAAGGTAGAAGAGGTACCAGAACAATAAATGCTTTCATCTTGATAATGCTTTATATTATTCCTTCGAGGAAAAGAACAAAGCGACAAATTATTTATATATCTTCTAACCTCTTCATTTGTACCTAAATCAAAACAAAGAGCAATGTCGATTCGTTGTAAAAACCAATGTCGCAAAGTAGGTAATTTAATATTATAAACATTCTCAACAGCACCTATCAGCCATTTTACAATGCTCTGCAAATTATAATAGCCATTATGAGAATTAAAGCCATTCATAATTTTATGATAAGAACCTTCAACCTCTAAATAATACATATTAATAAATTTATATTTAGCACCAGAACCAACACGAACCGACAAACTAGAACTATAAGAGCCTTCTAATTTATCATTTACAATTTCGTAATAAATTTCGCCGTCTTTTTTATTGTAACTTGATTTTATGATAGAATTATTATATATTTTGTTATAAATATTTTTGTCTATCATAGTATAAATTTTAATAGTATCTATCATATAAAAAACTCCTATTTTAAAATCAAAAAGTGTCACTACTGTCACTCTCGGAGGGTGTTACTAAGAACCCTCCAACTTTTTTATTCAATTTTAGCTTTATTTTTTTTCTCTAAATATTTTTTATGTTCCAAAATAAAAGAAGTAACAAAATGTATATCATCATCAGTTAATATATTTTTTCTATGTAAAATTGCTAATAATTTAAAAAACATCAAACCTAATAAAACAATTAAAATAAATTGTAAAAAACAAACCACTTGCATAAATTAAACTCCTTTCTTAGAATTATGTAATTCAGCAAAAAATAATCTATAAAATGGAATATATAATGCAGTAGAAATACTAATAGTTATAATACAAACAATTCTATGTAATGTAGTTACCTGATACATGTTAAAAATTAAATTAAATACAACAGTTAAAGCACAAATACCTAAACCATATAAAATCAAATATAAAAAATTTTTATTCTTCATTTTTTTCACCTTCTATAAAATCTATATATATACTTTTATGATATCTTATTTTTTCAAAAGCAGAAGCCCCGCAATTATCACATTTATAATAATTATCTTTATTACCACTAAAATTATAATCAACGTCATCTAATCGCATTGCACATTTACAAAATTTACATATCATAATTATTTTTTTCCTTTCACATTAATCAAATTATAAACATTATTTTCTTCTATCTTTGGTACATCTTGAAAACCAACTTTTGTAGATCTTTCAATTACTTTAAATGTATCGTAACTCTCACGTAATTCTTTATTATGTACAAAAAAATACCAACCACGTCTTTTATATTCCTGAACATTTCCCTCAGAATCAAGAATAGGCTCAAATTTTCTAACCAGAGTCAAGGCACCGAAGAACGTCGAACATCGACGTACTTCGGTTGCCTGTGACCTGATGGCTTTGGCTAGTAAATAAAAATTCTGAGATGTTCCTAAAATTATACGTCTATTCTTTCTATTCTGAGTAATAATTGTTAGCATATCTGGTGGAAAGTTTTTACTGTCATTAGAACTGAACCAGTTTTGAAGCTCGTCCATACAAACAATCACACCATAAATACCATTTTTATAATTTAATAACATTCTCCAATCAAGAAGTGGCTCATTTTCTTCTGTATAAGCTAAGTTAGTAGTACAAAGTGATTTAGGGTACTCTTGTTGCATAGTACGAGCATACTCTATCATACTTATAGTTTTTCCAGAACCTTGTCGTCCCTCAAATATAACTAAACCTTGGTATCTAAAAAAGTCAGGATTTCTATCAAAATTATCTAAAACCATTCTTTGAGGAAGTTTAAAAAATAACTTCTTAAAAAAACCGTCTTTTTTTACAAAAACTCGAGAGCCTTTTTTTAATCTCAAACCTTTACAAGTATAAAAAATAAACCAGATACAATATAAAATAATAAATATAACAATAACAACTAAAACAATTGAAAGAGGTACTGCTAAAATCGACAAAAATGCCTTTAAAACACTTAAAAAAGAACTAAGCCACATCTTTATTATCCTTTCTAAAAGAATTCTCTATAAAATGAAAATATGTATCATACAATGCTTCAATATCTTCCTCGATACACTTTATTTTATAAAATAAATAAACAAAACTAATTATAAAAATTATAAAAAATATTAATAATAAAATA